TTGATGGTGTATTCAAAGTGGTGTGGGGTTTTGTGAAGTGGTGTATCATCATTACATTTCTCGTTGGAGTATTACAAGGTCTATTTTCTTAATCATTAAAAACTATAACTATGACCCTACAAGAATTAGTAGATGAAGATTATGTTTTACAACAATATCACCAAACTGATTATGTTTCTGACGAAGAAAGTTTAACTGAAATATTATGGTGGAATGAAGAAGGTTCGGGTAATTACTACGATTTAGACCAAGAATCATATCATCAGATTGTTGAACCTTTCGTAAAAAAAATTATGACCAAACATAATTTGAAACCAAAATTTCACTAACTTTGTCTTTTAATCATCAATCAACATCGGGGACAGGACACAATCTGAACAACTATAACTATGATAGGAGCAATCGCCAACCCGACCAAGAAGGTCACAATTGATTTCCCAATGTCTCAGGTTAAGGACGCAGTCCTGACCACACCAAAAGTGTTCAAAAAGTATCGTGTTGAATCACAGAACCCAATGTTCAATCAGTATACACTCGAAGCGTCAGAGTTCCTGTCTCTTGGTGTATTCATCGACATCAACCTCACTGAGGTTACTGCAACTAAGACCGAGATTTCCATTGAGGTCCGTAGAAAGTTAGGAGCGTTCGACAATTGGGTTGAGGTTCAAAATGCGAACGAACACATCCAAAATATTATTACCGCCATCTCCAAGGCTTTGACCACACCAAATGGTCAAGTCCAAGAGATAAAACAAAAATCCTATGTTCCTGAACTTATTGGATTTGTTATCGGTATCATCATCCTTATGTCTCTGTTATAGTGGTTGTTTCTTGATGATAAAACCCCTGTCGTAACGATGGGGGTTTTTTATTTACAGTCATCCCAAGTAAACATTTTTGGACTTTTACGAGGACGGGGTTTTAAGACCAAATGCGGGTGTCTTTCTATAAATTGGGAGTGTATATCCAATTCAGGATTATAACCGATTTTAGATAGGATTCTGTAAGCCTGGCACCATTCTGACTTCCTTATGCCAGTCAAACTTATATGTTCGGACTCAATATGGTTGAGGTCTTGTCTGGCACGATAACCTTTTTTATATTTTTTTTGATACTCAGATTCACAAACTTTACATTGATTATTTCTCCCATCAAGGTTTTGAGTTCTGACTCTATACTGTTCTAACGGTTTTATTTCACCACAAGTTCTACATTCTTTCATATTAATAAATATAAACTTGATTCTTTTTATTGTAAATGATATACTTATATATACTAAACTTACTGAACTAAAAAAAAACTATGGAAAAAAAACGAATGTTGTTGTTACCACAATCTTTCATTGAATCATATCTACAAGATTTAACTGATTTAGAAAGGTTGGAAATTATGTCTTTGATATTCAATTGGTATCTAAACGAACCATTACCTACAATAAAAAATAAATTGGTAAAGGTTTTGTTCGATAACTTATTACCAATTCTTGAAGGTCACAAATCAAGTTATACAAATGGTGCAAAAGGTGGTGCACCCAAAGGAAATACTAACGCTAAAAAAACAACCCCCCTCGTTTTAGAAAACAACCCCATTACAACCCCCGTTGTTTTAGAAAACAAGCCTAAGGAGAAAGAGAAGGAGAAAGAGAAGGAGAAAGAGAAGGATATAGAGAAAGAGCAATTACAAATTGTATTGAAGAAATTTAATTTATAATAAAGTATTTATAGTATACCATATGCAGGAATTTAATGATTTTTTGAACAAGTATTTGAATACAGATGTGAGAGAATATTTTCAACTTAAAGAAGAAGATAAGGAACACATATCTGATGTTATAACCAACCATTACAAAAGAGCGCTTGAAATAGAACCAAAATTAATTTGGATGTATCTTGATAAGATTCAAGGAACGATAGAGAAATCAGAAGAAATAGAAAACTATGAGATAGCAGATATCTTCAAGAGAACATTGGATAAGTTAAATAAAGATTGTTCTCAATATAAATATTTTCCAAAAGAAGATTGATACTTCACCCGACTTTACCTATACTTATAAAAAAAAATATATGAAATTAAATCCAAGAGAGCAAGCCGTCCTTGATATCATTGTTAAAGATATTGAGAACTCAGACAAACCTTATTCAACTTTATCCAACATTGAACTCGGAATGAAACTTAGTATTTCCCCAAACATCACAAGAGATAAAGTAAGAAAATTAGTTCTTAAAGGTGCACTCCAACGAGTAGAAGATTTTTGGACACCCGAAGGAAAATATTACAATAGGGTTTTGTATAAAGGAAAGTAAACCAATTTATCTTGAATAAGTGGATAGAACAAAACCTACAAGAATTAAAACTAATCTGTAATAAGATTACAAGGTCAGATGATATCGATGACCTACTTCAATTATGTATAGAACAACTTCTCAAAAATCAGAGAGCGTATTCACTCCCTGACCAAGAGAGGTTGTATTTTTTTGCACGAATAGTTAGAAATAATTATTCTTCAAAGAGTTCACCTTACTATCACCAGTATAAGAAACATCAATTTATTGAATTCAAGGATATTGATATTCCTGATGTTGAGTATAGAGAATCTCCAATTAATATTGAATGGGTGAACAACAAGATATCACAAGACAAGAGAACAGATAAATGGTATTTCGCTCGTCTATTTCAAATCTATCTTGAAGAAGATTGTTCAATTAAGAATACTGCTAAGAGAACAACCATTCCCCCAAATACAGTATCAAAAGACATAAACACATATCGTAGAGACCTTAGGTCATCACGACAAAATTTTTTAGACAATGCCGTGTAATTGTAAATCAAAACAAGTCCAATCAAAACCACAAATTATTAGAGAAGGGGATATCACAGTTTTATCTCAACCTTCAAAACCTAACTATTCAAGGCAAGAAATTAATAGAGCCATAAACTATGTGAGAGGTGTTACCAACTCAGCAGAAGAAAGAAAATGGACATTGAATTTCCATAACTCACATTTCTCAGAACAACTAATTCCAAGTTGTGCTTCCTGTTGGGAGAGAGTCAAATCAAGAATGGAACACCTAAATCAAAAACTAACTGAATATGAGCAATACGAATCCAGTAGGGAGACCCAAGATTAAACTATCTGACCTACCACACAATTGGCAATTAATGTGTGTGGAGATGGGAAAAGAAGGAATGTTTGATGTTGATTTAAGAGTTGCACTCGGAATAAACAAGGAGACATTTTGGAGATTATTAGAAGAAGAACCAGAATTTACGGCAGCCGTTTCTGAGTTCAGAGAATTGTCCCACACTTGGTGGACATCAATACCAAGAAAGGGATTTAAGAATGGGGAGTCAAAGAATCTAAATTCTAATCTTTATTCTTTGATAATGAGAAATAGATTTAAGGATGAATGGAATGTTGAGAAGAAGGTCGACATCACAACAGGTGGAGACAAATTAGATTCCAACAATAAAATTCAAATTGAAATCCTTAAAACAAAAATAGAAGATGGAGAAAATAACTAAGACAGTTTCCAACAACGACATATATTACAAAGATGTTCTGTGGTGGTTCAAGTCAAACAATGAAGATAGTTTTTCAATATTCAATCTTGAAAGTTTGTATGACCAAAACTATTTCTCATCTGAACATCTATCCCCAAGTGTATGTATCCAAATGGTTGAACTATCAAAAGACATTTATAAAAAAGTAACAGGAAAAGAATTAACCAATATTTTGGAGTGTGGTTCTGGTGGGGGATGGATTACAAAAAGGTTTGTTGAAGCGGGTATCGATATAAAAGGAATAGAGGGGTCAAATTTCGGTTATAATAAATGTTTGGATAATCAACTTATCTGTGTTGAGAAACACGATTTAAGGACACCTATGGACCTTAAAAAAAGATTTGAGATGGTTATGTCCACAGAGGTTGCGGAACACATTGAAGCACCATTCGTTGGAACTTATGTAAAGAACTTATGTGACCATTCAGATTTGATTTGGTTCTCTTATAATTCAAGTGATTCACATTCAAATCATCCCAACTGTATGCCAGAAAAATATTGGGTTAATGTATTTGGATTTTTTGGTTACAAGTATTTCAGAGCACCACAACACTATAAACAAAAACTAAATCACAGATTGGATGGGTTATTCTATAATCCACTGGTCCACAACTTAGACAATCTATCAATATGAGTGGAAGACAAACAAAATTTCCAATTAAAGAATATCCAAACATCCAAATAAATTCAGGGACAATGGATAAAGAAACAATGAAAGCCTGTTGGTTGGAATTCAAAGGGACGATTGAGACAGCGGATGAGGATAAGAATAGAGCGATGAATGCAACCATTAAAAACATTTCAAGAGCAATATCAAACTCACTTAATAAGGATTTGTTTTTTGAGAAATTTATTTGTTCAAAAGATATATCAGATTCGTTTGTTTATACTGGTAAATCATATACAAAGATTGAATATACATTTTTTCTAAAACAACCCATACTAAAAGAACAAGTGATATCAGAGATGAATATCCTATCAGAGAAGGTATGGAAACAATCAATACAAGATACACCATTAGTCAAGTTTTATAAAAATCTAATATCAAAAAAAAAGTATGCCAAAAAGTCGTAAGAGAGGTGGGGAGAAAGCCCATAGAAAAAGATTGCAAAAGAGAAATCAATTCATCAACCAACAAAAAAAACATTACACGAAACTATTTAACGATAGGTTAAAAGAAGCGTTAGAAAAAAAAGAGAATGAAAATACAAACAACGAGGGTATTCGAGGACCTATTGAATTCC